GTGAGCCTGAAGAACGTTTAATAGTAAGGTTACTAATATGTATGTTCGTTGGTCTGTCGCTACTTGTAAATGATGCAAGTGTAGTTCCTTGTGAACTAATGAGCTGTATGTTTCTTGTGTCTAAGTTTAGTATTGCGCCCTCTGCTGTTTCACCTCTAATGATTGCATTGCTAGGAATCTCAAGTTCTCCTGTAAACAAATATTCACCATTAGGTACAGTTAGTACTTTTTTAAAGTCGGGGTCTGCATTTCTAAATAATTGTGTAAAAGCATTTTCAAATGCTGTAACGTTGTCTGTTGAACCGTCACCTACTGCTCCAAAGTCTGCAACACTGACTGCCATTTCATCAATCTTACCTAATAGTGTACGTGATTGACTTTGTGTAATAGATGGATTATCAGATGCAAATTTGTAACTAGATGCTAGTTCTAAAATATTATCATGTTCGGTTAATACTTTTGTATTACCTACGTAGGGAGCACCTTCTGTAGTTGAACCATTACCAATATACAGTTCTTGTGTGTCTACTGCCCATGCTAATTCTGCTGAACTTAATTGCGGTACACCACTAGAAGAGTTCTTTTTACCTCTTCTGATCTGAATCTTTGATATTTGAACTACAGCCACTTATTTGCTCCTGAAATTGTTATTAGTATTTATGTCAATCAGTTCGCAAGTAAGGATAGCCTGTAGAACCTTGCTACAGTTGCTTGTATAGCACTATTATGCTTTTGATGCGTAGTATTCTTCTACTTTAGAAAGCCATTTATCTTGATATTCGTTCCAAGTATCTGGCGTAACACTAAACTGTTGATATTGTAGGTCTCTGCTACACATAAAGATATGTCCTTCCTTGATGTCAGTACCATATACTTCATTGTGTGCCATAGCATAGGCCACTAATTGTAGATAGTAATCTTCAACCCACTCTGCTTTCTTAGGTTTATTAGTTTGCTTATGGTCCATAATCGCAGGTTGTCCTTTGTACATACCACACAAGTCAGTTGTACCTGAATACAAACCTGGAAAATATAATGCTTGTTCTATTGACCATATTTCATCTACATGCTTCAAACCGTTTTCGATAATAACATCTGCCATCTTGTTTGCTTGTACATGCACAGGATTATTACCTGGCTGTCTTTTTTCGCCTACAACAAATCTTTCTAAGTTGTTGTGCATTGCTGTACCAACACCTGCTGCTTCAGTTGTAATACGTCTAGCATTTTCTTCGCCAACTCGTTTACGCCATTCAATAAGGTGAGTCATATCTTTAGTTGAACTAAGGATAGTTGTTACACTTGGTAACTTCTCATCATCTGGAGTTAGGTAAACACGTTTGCGTGTTACAGGATCATTTATCTGTTTTAAAGATTTATACTCAAAACGTTCAACAAATGGTGGCGGTGTTATCTCAATAGTTTGATCAGTCATACTGTATATAGTACTACCTTTCTAGTAGTTTGTCAAGAGTGAATTATGTTTCTTGGGATAATTGCTGAGGTGCTGCACTTGCTGCTGTTTGATCTACAGCATCTTGGCTGCTTTGATCACTCTGTGGAGATTGGGGATCTGCATCAGGTGCTCCTGGGACATCCAATTCAATGCCATCGGCATTAAAGTTTTTTACAAGACTTTGGATTGCAGGACTGCTGTCGTAAATTGCTTTAAACGTTTCGTAGTCTGCTGCTAATTGGATTTTATTTTTTAATGCTAAGTTTGAAAGTCCTGCCCAATTCATTTTAGCAGGAGACTTTTTCATTTCTGCACGACCGATAATATTTTTTAACAAGATTACATACTTGTCAATAGTTTCATCAGTACCTGTGAATTCAAAGAACCTCATGGTTAAACCTCTGTTTGTGCTTTTCTAAGTTCTCTAACCTGTGCTTCGAGTTCTTGTATTTTGTCTGCAAGTTCTTTTCTTTCAGCTGCTTTTTCTGCAGGATCTTTTTCTGTTTTTGCTAGAGCGTTTGCTACTGCACTGCCTCCGGCTACTGGACCTTTGCCTTTCATTGCTGCGCCAACATTAGGATCCATTACACCTGCAAGACCTGCTGCACCTTTGTATCCTAGTTTAGCTGCGCCAACACCAAGTTTGGCTGCACCTTTAACAGCGCCGCCGATACCTCTAGCTACTGCACCTATGAGTTCAGTAACTTCTTGGTCGTCTGCATCTTTGATGAACTCATGCAGTCTCATGTATTATCCTGCTAGTGTTTTAAGTAGTCTTGATTCAAAGTTAATTGATTCACGCTTTTCACGGCCTGCTGTTTCCATTCCGCCTGCTGCTGGTTCTGCTGTTGCAAAATCATCTGCTGGTTCTTCAGCTGGTGCCTCAGCGTCTGCTGGTGCTGCCATGTCGTCCATTCCACCTTCTTCTGGTTCTGCACCTAACATACCTGTTTGTGCTTCTTCGCCAGTAAGTTGTCTAATAGAACTTGCTAGTGTTTCACGTGTTGTTTTAAGATTTTCTAATGCTTGTTGAATTGCTGGAGCCGACGCTTCAATAAATGCTTTTGATTGCTCTTGGCCCATTTCATCTCTAATTGAATCGCCAAGTTGAAGAAGTGTTTCATTTTCCATTCCGGAAAGTTCTTCAATCCAACGTCCAACTCTATCTACCATAGTTTTAGCAGTTACAATTGCACTTGCTTGTTGGATCTCACCTTCGTTTACTTTCATCTCATCTCCTGCTTCTTCTGTTGCTTCAGCTTGGGGAGCCTCTGTTGCAACTTCTAATGAATCAATTGCTGCTTCTTCACGTTCTAGAATCTCTGTGTTAATGACATCAAGCATAGCCTGTGCTGTTTGCAATGTGTCATCAGTCAAATCCTCATTAAATTTTGAATTTGATTTTGCATCATGGATTTGTGTACGTAACTTATTACGTGCATCTTCTAGTTTAGCTACATCAAATGCCTCAAGGTTTAGTTTTTTACCAAACGTCTTGTGCATAGACTCGTTCAGCTTCGCAGCCTTTGTTCTAAATAATTCGTTATGTTTCATTTTATACAATCCCCAAAAGTTGTTATATGTATTTATTCAAAAGGCGGCCAAATGCTCTGCTTCCGACTTAGCATTTATTGCTCTAAATTTAGCATCTTCATACCTAGTCCACATAATTTCAGCTTTTAGCTCATCTTTTGCATTACAAGCTCTATGATATCTATCTAAAAATATATTACTATCTGTATAAAAACGGCTATAATATACGTCTGCTGCAAATAACTTGTCTTGTAGTGCTTTATTTTCGTTCCATGCTAACAGGTTTGCTATGCGTATTGCTACAGCATTCAAACTTATGTTCTCATATATTAATTTATCCTTTTTTATGATATTTTTGAAAGGACCATCTGATTGTATTAGAACATCACCAACATGAATGCCTTTATCTGACTTGGTTGGAAGTATGGTTCCTTGGTCAAGAAACTGCTTGTAAGTCTTAGTTACTAGCTGTTCAAAACGTTTAGAAATATTCGTCATAAAAAAAAGGACCTTTCGTCCTCTGTATTTACAACTTAATTAATTTGGTGGGCTACATCTTGAGTAGTATAGTAACTACTATGGAAAGAACTGCTGCAATTATTGTACCAGCTGTACCAATGATAACTTTGGTTAAGCTCTTTTGACCATCTGTGATATCTCTATGAATATGCTCTACTTTCTTTTCTAGATTGTCGAGGCGGCCTTCTAATTGCTCGTACCTTTCTTGGCACAAGTCAACATGGGCTTCTAAATTTTTCTTTTCTAGGCTAGTTGCCATTTTACATTCTCTCCGAATACCGTTAATTTAATAACTCTCTGGGTATTGCCTTTTGAATGTGCCTTGTATTAGCTGTTATCTGTCCTATGCTTTTAGTGTTTGCCTTTTACTTTCAACAAAAGTATTTATCATTTTCCTCTAGAAGTTAGAGCTCTAATCATCTTTTTTATGAGCCCTAATTCTTCTCTAACCATGCCTAAACCGTCCTGTGCTTTAGTTGTACGTAGGATCATATCTTTTATTACTAACATAACCCAAATCCACCATGTAAAGCACACTGAAGACATGATAACTATCCCTATGTAAGCAAGATTATCTTTATCAGTGTACACTCCAAGAAGAGATAGTAAGAAACCCATAAACATAAATGAGCTCGTACCAAACATAATTATATTCCAATGGTGATCTTTCATACTACTATTTACTCGCTGGTTGGCTGAGAATTCAGTCTACACTTAATCGGCAGTGTTAAGCCATATGTTACAATTAGGTCCACTTGTTATAAAACAGTTTTGCTTAAATTTAACATTATTATTTAGGTTACTAATAATTGGAATACTTTGTAAATCATCTTTAAGCAAACCAACTCGATCGTCACCTTTTAAAAAAACATCTTGTCTTTCTACATAAAATGACCAGTACCATTTGGTGTCAACATCCTTGTACTCTATCATAACAGGTTCTTCTTCCCAAGTACATAAAGCTCTTAACTCTATCCCTTGGACAAGGGCGTTGAAGTTTGATTGCTGACCGTGTCGGAGAGAGTTGGTGTCGTCCCTATCTGGATTGGCGCGAGTAATGTCTACTGTCGTTTCTACTTTGTATCTGATCATTACTCATATTTAGTAACCATAAAAAAAGGGTGCCAGCGAACTGACACCCTTTCATCAGTTTAAAAACTATTAGCCAGAAATTCCTGGAATTGTAGCTTCAATTGACATAGTAACACCAGTTGAACCTGTACCGTAGTTAGAACCTGCTGTCATTACGCCTGTTCCTTGTACAACTACGAATGCATCGTTAGTGTTTTTGTCTAAACCAACAACTGTGTTTGCGTCGTTAGTTCCTGAAACGTCACCAGCTTGGATGTAGTCTAAAGCTGCTTGGATTTCTGCATCTGTAATAGATGATTTAGCTAATTTGATAACTCTAGTTAAACCTGCAATACCGTTAGTATCACCGTTTGCTGGTAATTTGTTATCACCTAGTTCTGCAACACCTGTTCCGGCGTTGTTATAAGTTTGGAATACTGAGCTTCCGTTTGATAGATCTGCCATAATATTATCTCCTCGATTATTAAATGATCCCGCTCAGGGACCGGCTTTTTTCTTACACTCTTATTTATCTTTTGGGTAAAAACTTATGGGTTTTGGGGGGATTTTTGACTAAAAACGCTTAATCTGCTCTAAAAGGCGTCCATCTATCACGTGGAACTAACTTAACTTTGTCTCTAGTCTTAACAAAGCCTTCGCCTCCTGGCTTGCCACCTGTTGTAGCAACTACATCACCTTCTGCTTTATCAAGCTCTGCAATTACTTCATTCTTGGCTTTCATAAGCTCTGTAACAAGGAAAAATATGTTTGTTGCAGTTTGCTTACTACTGTCTATAATACTTATAATCTTTGCTTGTTTATTGGCGGAAACCTTTGAATTTTGAAGCCAATTGAGGAAACTTTCTACTTTTAAGTCATCTAATTTTTTAGCTCTACTCATTTGATTTACAAATGTGTACATGATATCGCTGATATCACTTAGTCCAGGACGCTTCTCAAAGAACTTAGCAATGTTTGCTTGTTCTTGATTTGCTACCTTTTCTATGTTGCCTAAGTTGTCTGCATTTACTGGCGGCGCCTTGCTTACATACTGTTGTCCTAAAACTAAAAGATCTGCTGTGCCATTAAATTGTTTTACATCTTCAATAGGTGTGCCTGACTTATCGCCAAAGTATTCATATGCTGAATGTGCTGCAACACCAACTTTACTTTTGCCTACTTTACGTCCAATGTCACTTTGTGCTTTAACATTGTATGTAGTTTGATTAGGAGTAAAACTTATTGCTCCGTCACTGCCTTGATATGGTTTACCTGGATGGTATAGTAAGTCGCCATACATGTAACCTTTGAAGTCCGGTGGAGTCGCTGCTTCAAATATTGGCCATAGGCTTGCCATATCTTTTGCAAACTTAGGTCTCCATTCTTCACCTTTACCTCTACTGTTGATAAACTTTTCTAATTCATCAGCTGAGTTAGACTTACCTTCTTCCTTACCCCAATTATTTTTTCCAACTAATCTAAACTGGCCGTCATCTTCACGTCCCCAATACACTGTTGGATTACCGTCCCATTTAACTGCAACATCACTAGCATCTTGCTCCATGCTCTTTAAGATATCAACTGCACGTTTAGCACCATCAGATGGATTAGTAAACACTAGGTCTTCTAAGTGATTAAACTCTCTACCTACGGCTTCTACTAATACAGCTTCTGTTAAAAATTCAAATGCTCTCATGCTTTTTTCTTCTTCTTAGTTTTATCTACGTATGTTGCGTGTGGCACATTTAAGTTCTTCTTGCCATACACAGGACCTACTTTATGCATCTTAGAAAGTTTGTCAGCTATCGAATAGCGTATGTCTACAACCTCGCTTATTTTCATTTTACGATGTCTATCATTTTACGCATCCAAGCATTGTGATCCGCTTGGTAAGTTTCGACTTGCTTATTGTCCGGTAATTCTAAACCGTCTCTTGCAAAGGCTTCAACAGCGTCTGCAACAAGTTCATCGTAGTTTGGTAACTTCTTAATAAAGTTAACAATTGACTCTACTGATTCAAGTGTTGATGGTGTTGCTGTTTGCCCTAATAGGACTTTAGCGATTTGGTTGGGGTCTTGTGATACCAATTCGTTAGTTTCTCTATCTTTTAGCCCTTCATTTGCTGACCATTTCATACCCTTGGTTTTTGCTATGCTGGAAAGGAGGATGTGTCGATGCATACCTTTATAAGGTGAGTTTGGTCCACTTCCCTGCAGGCTGAACTTCATCCAATCTGGATCACCAAACATAAAGTCTGTTTGCACAAAGCCGTTTGAATCATCCCCTTTGATTGGAGTTTTAAAGTGTACGTTGATGCCTGACTTACGTATCCACTCTTTAGCGTTTACCTCGCCGCCGATGTTATCTTGTACCCAAGCAAGAAGCGTAGCCTCTAAGTCTGCTTTTGTTGTACTTGAAACATCTACTGCAAGATCTAAATCGCCACTGGTATCTTTCTTACCAGTTGTACCTAACATATTGTCTGTGAGTTCTAAGTTTGTTATTCCTTCTAACCATTGTACAGTCGGTAATACATCGCTCTTTGCAACCCTTACAGTTACTGGCTTACCTTCCGCATCTTTAAATATGTTGCCACCTTCTAAAAGTAGTGTCATGTTAGCGTTCTCGTTTCTTTGATTCAACGACCCGTTTAATTCCTCTATCGAACTTAGAAGAATCCGCGCCTTTTATAGAATTGATAAATCTACGCTCCAGCTCAATAGCTGTTGTTTGATCGTAATGCTTATGCATAGATTCTATTAAATTAATTGCTGAGTTAATAATATTAGTTGCACGACTTTGGATCAGAGATTCTGTATCTCTGCGATCTGCAATTTCGTTTAATTCTTGTAAAATAGACCTTGTTTTAATTTTCATCGTGTTTTCCTAAAATTACTAACTGTATTTACCCTTTTATGTAACAAATTATACAACAATGATTTGCGAGTGTCAAGAACTTTAATCTGTCAACTTTTTTGCGGCGGACTGTTGCAAAAATAGCATGACAGCCTTGCATGAAAATCCGCTCTAATTAGGGCAGTAATACTGTACTATTATATAAATACAGGTGACAAAAGCGCAGGGTGGCGATCGAAACCCTCAAAGTTGTCAAAATATACATACAGACACCAGGAAAGACTGGGGCATTGTCCATGCCTTACAAGTGATTGACGGGGACCAAAGGTTCACGCACCGCCGGGGAAGTTCCGGGGTATTGCTTTCCTCAAGCATCCACAAAACTTAACCAAGGAGAAGAAAAATGGCAACAATGCTATTCAACGGCCTTGTGAGTTTACTTGGAAACCCAAGCCCAACTAGGGCTTTCGAAAAAGAGATGCTCACTTACGCCAAAACTG